AACTTTACACCAGATCAAATTAAGTTTAAGGTAACAGCTCCAGCAACAGAGAGAAATCAATTAGCTGACTGTCAAGTAAATCCGAGTTACATCTTTGATCCAGAGGCAGACATTAAAACCGTAGAAGAAACAAGACAAGTATAAACCTTTAATAATTAGAAAACCATATGGAAATTACAGTAAAAAACAATGGCACAGGGATCATCGCATTCCAACACCTAGGCACAATCGTAAGCTTAGGACCTGGAGAGTCTTTTAAATCAAACCTAGACTTCACAGTTCCAGAAAAGCAAGTAATTGAAAGCCAACCAGACCTAGAGTATTCAAATAGTGAAATTGCTCCAGTAAAAGAAGAGGTAAAAACTAAACCAGAATCTAATAAAGCTGCTAAAGTTGAAGAAGTAGCACCAGCACCGGAAGAAGAGGAAGAAGATTTACCAGAAGAGGAGGAAGTTGAAGAAGAAGAAGAGGAAGAACAAGCTCCAGAGTCAGAATCTAAGAAAGAGGAAGCTAAGTCTGGTAAGAAAGGTAAAAAGTAATTAAAAACAAACCAAGATGTCTAGAGTAGTAAGATTAAGTTTTGACGACCTCCTACCTCCTGATGATAGATACACTTGTAAGCAAAATGATGAGTGGTATATTATTCAGTGTCCAAAGTGTAGAGAGGAGTTAAACTATGAGAAAACAAAACTATACCTATCTAAGTCTCTGGATTTTGGGTATTGTCATAGATGTAACCGAGTTTTCCTAGATAATACACTTAACATTAACGCACAAAACCTAAGGGCAGATTCTATATTAAGTTATTTGAAAGCGGTTAGGTGTACTGATTATTTAGATGAATTTAGAAGACTAGGTGACATAGAGAGAGGCTCAGAAACGATAGATGAAAAGGGTATAGCATATTTTAGACATCGAGGTAACAATAAACTCATTAGGGAATATAGAAACTTCGATTTACGCTTCAGTAATGACGGGATCTATATTCCTTATTATTTTGATGGGGAGATTAAGTACTACATTAAGAGACTTTACAAACCAATAGGGGACATGAAGTATTTTCTACCACCTATTAAATCTAAACCTTATTATCTTATTGACAGAGGTAGTGATGTTTATGTAATATGTGAAGGTCCTTTTGATGCTATGTCTATCGCTATGGTTTACCCCGATGTAAATGTACTAGCAATCTCAGGCTCAACAATGACAACTGCTCAAATTAATTCTCTAGATGACAGGCTTCCCGATAAGATTGTGGTTTGGTTAGATAATACGGAACTCTCCACTAACTTAAGGGATAAATTAAAGAGGAAAATTATATACGCAGATTATAGCATAGTGAATTCAAATGGGGACGACCCTGAAGAAATGCTTATACAGAAACTACAATAATTAAAAGAACAAAAAGATGAATTACAGTTTATTAGTAAGATTAACCCAGAAGCTAAGAGAATTAAAAGAAGTTGATTCAATAAAAGTAACAGATGACCCTAAAGAGATAGAGATTACTTCAAGTCCAGTAGAGGTTGTAACTAAAGAAGAACTTGCAGACTTTGATGCTCTCTTTAGCTCTGAACCTGAATTGGAACTTGGAGGAGTATGCTTTCATTCAAGATTAGCAGTTTACCAAGATAGACCTTATATATTCAACAAAGCCGTAATGCAGGATAAAACTGACATAAGATACTCTGCAGGTGATTTGTTCCACTTAGAAGGTCCTAGCACAGGTTATGTTGAAAGATTAAAAGAAGATCCGAATACCTTGATTATACCTGACAATGACTAAGAGTGAGTTTTTCGCTAAGGAGTTTGCTGATTGGCTTGAGAGTAAAGGATACGAGATAACTAACGCTCAATTCCCAGCTGTAATGTATGATGATAATTCAGGTAAGATGGTTGGAGCGTATGTCACAGAGAGCATCCATGTTAATAAGGAAGATAAGGAGATTTTAAGGACTAAACTTTCAGATCTAACCTACAACAATATGCAGATTCAGAACTTCTTAGAAAAAGCTAGAACAGAGAACCGAACACCAAAACTAATGGAAGAATGGAGCAAGGAAAAAGGTATACGCTTAGATTAAAGGATCACAAGTTGTATGTTAAGTATAAGGGAAGCTGGGAGTTAGATGGGATTAGAAATAACTTTGAAACCACTTACTCAGAATTTAACACAGCATCTCTATACCAAAAGTCAGCTCCAAAGTATATTCAAAAGGTTTACAAGTTCTATAACACTCACAATAAAACAGAAAAAGAGTTAGAGTTTAATGAAGGGTGGGCTTTCTATTTCGCTACTAAACTTAAAGATCAAATAGAGAATATAAATGAATTAGAAAAGCTTAAGAATGAATAGAGAAGAATTAATCAAAAGACTCAGAATTCAAGAAAAGGAGGAAGGGTCTGCGTATTATAAATTAGATAGAGGGTGCTTTGAGAGTTTTAATCTACCTGAGCAGCGATTTATTTGTGTAACCTTTGAACTAGATGAGGGTGATGAATTATACCTTTTAGATGGGGAGAAGAACAGATGTATCAGCGTTTTTGGAGATGAGGAAGTTCTAAAGGCCAAAGACATAATAAATAAAGATAAAAGAGTAAAATATATAAACTATGAAGGATACTAGATATGTAATAATGGTCTGCTTAGATGGACAGGTTTTCTTCAAGGATGGTTCTAATTATTACAAGTTCATATATTCGGACTATCACACAGAGGGCTTGAAAATTGAAGGAATAGAGCCTAACATAACTATAGACTTTGACGGGAAGAAGATTACTGAAATTAGGGACATAAACTCTCGTAAATATATTGGTAAATCTCCTGTTAGAATGGTTGTCTTAGATAGATCACTTCCATTAAAGCAGTACGATGAATTATTACAAGAACACGAAGATAAATTTAAGAAGATAGAAGATAAAGACTTAAAATGGGATATCATTGAATTTATCGACAAACACCGTAATCTATTTAACTACACTGATAACATTATATATTGAGAGAAACCATGCGATTGAAGTTACCTGAATTTGAAAACTTACTAGATAACCAAAACGAATTACTACAAAAACTGCTTAGATACAGAATAGGTCTATGTCAGGTTTACACAGGATATGGCAAGAGTGAGATTATGGCTACCCTTGCTGCTTATCTTAATGAAAATAAAATACCTACCTTATTCATCACGTCTTCAAGTAAGGCTTTGGAGGAACTTAAGGATAGAGCCTGTAGTAAATTTAAGTTAGAAGATCCAGGTTACTTTAATCCAAACTTGTATGTGAATTTTATAAACGCTAAGGGATTTTGGAGGAGTGAACAATCTAGAAATGAAGATAATATAGATTGGCTTAAGAAGGTAAAGGTTATTCTATTTGATGAGGTGGAGCAGAGTCTTAACGATAGGATGTGTGCTCACTTAGATTCAACTTTACTGAGAAGAGAGTTTATGTATGGATTCTCAGCTACTTCTAATAAATCTGGAACTGAAAGACTAACACCTAACTCAGACGAATATTATAATGTAAAGAATGAGAATCTAGTTAAGTATTTCGGTTATGCTACAGTACACTTAATTCCAGATCACAAGACAATGCATATAGAGAGATTCCAGTCTGATTTAGAGATAGTTGTGGATGAGACAGGGAAAACTAGTGGGATAAACCTTAATTATGTAAAAGATAATATATACGACAACCCTAAATTCATCGACGTGTTCAATCGGTTCATGGTAAAGCATAGACAAGGAACTACTTTTATACCAATTAACCGAACACAAGTCATAGAGAACCTCACACCTAAACTAGACAAATCTTTAAACATACTAATACTTTCTTCCTCAGGTTACACTTATAATGGAGAAAAATTAAGCATGAATGAGGCGAAAGATCTAGTAAGGGAGCATAAGGTGGATATTTTCTTTGGGACACGCTCCGGATACAATTCTATAGATTTCCCAAACATCAAGAGTATATTTTTAATGTTGGAAGAGAAAGCCCCTAACCATATTCTTCAAGCTATAGGGAGGAGTAGAGAGAAGGAGGTTAATATATACTGCATTGAGTTTAAGAAAGACGTACCTATATACTCCAAGAAGCTTAGACACCAAATACAGATGATAAAGGAATACTATAAGCTTTCTAAAGTTAACGAAATAAAAAGATTAATGCCATGAAAGATAACGAATATGTAGAACAGATCAGCAACCTTGAATATAAAAAGAGGGCTGTAACTAAACAACTGGCAGAAATAGACGATGAGATTAGAGCAGTTAGATGTAAGAGAGCTTTATTTGATTTAGTTGAAGGTTATAAGAAAAGAGGGGAAACTAAGGAACAGCATGTAAATATACTTCCTGGTCATCCTGTTTGGTGTGGTATTAATCATCTATTCCCAGAGCTACCTTATGGAGAAGCGGTTTATCTTATAGTAGATGGAGTAAAAATTAAAGTAACCCAGAATACCTTGGACTTATACATAGGAACTGATTTTGAAGAAGATAGAATAACAAACTTGAGAAAATTAGAATATTAGTTTATAGATCAACAATTATGGATACAGAGCAACGATTAGAACTTAATGTGTGTTATGCCTTATTTAACAACTACTTAACACACGAAGCAAGAACCAACATGTCACACTTTATAAGCTACCTTACTAGAAGTGGACTTACAGATAATACATTAGAAGTAACCCTAGCTAAATTAGTTAGAGATACTGACCCAATAAACTTAAATGAGCACCTCCTAATAAATAACCTTCCAGAGATGACACCTAAAGCTATGGAAAAGGTTATTGGTAAGATCATGGAGTTTAAGAAGTTACCCTCATCAGACATAGCTCAATATAGGAACACCTTTAGAAAACTATGTGAGAATGAGATAATCCTAAAGTCTAATGAGATAGCAGATACAACAGAAAGGTTAAATTTTATTAGAAACACGGATTACAAAGATCAATTCTCAGAGACCATACTTATAGACTCTTTTGATGAAGCTGCTGAGAGGGATGAGGATCCACTAAACGGGTCGGGGATTAAAAGTTCAATAGAGATGATTAACGACTGTAGCCCAATAGGTGAATACTTAAATGCTCAACTAGTATGTGTATCAGGTAAACCAGGGTGCTTTGCTGAGTTTGTGGAAGTTAAAACAGATAAGGGAAATATAAGCTTCAGAGAGTTACACAAAAGAATATCTGAGGGTGAAATATTTAAGGTAGATTCTTTTCATGAGGGAGAGTTTATAGTTACAGATGTTAAGGATGTTTTTATTAGCAAGGAAGTAGATGAACTAATTAAACTTACCTTTGAAGATGGCTCTATGATTAAATGCACAAGAGATCACAAATTCCTAACAAAGATGGATGGTTGGATGGCAGCAGAGGACTTAACTATGATGGATTCAATAGAAGATGCTGTAACAAAAACATACATTAGAATCATAGATAAACAATTAGAAAAACTAGACTTCACAGTTCCGGTATATGACTTAGAGGTGGATCATGAGTGTCATAACTTTGCCTTAGCCAACGGAGCTATTGTACATAATTCAGGTAAGTCTTTGTTTGCGATGTCAGAAAGTATAGAGGCATGTAAAGCGGGGAAAAGAGTTATGTATTTGGCAGCTGGAGATTTAGTACCTTCTGATTTCCTTATTCGTATGTCTGCCCAAGTTCTAAAAATACCAGTAAATGAAGTATATAACAACCCTAAAGCAAACATAGATAAGGCAAGAGAAGTGCTTAACCATAACTTTAAATTCTCATGTGTACCCTCTCAGAAAGTGGACGCTACAGAGCTGGTTAATTTCTTTATGGCTAGGGTAGATGACTTCGATATGTTTGTGATTGACTATGACGCTAACATTGCAACGGGAGCTGAGAGTATGTATGATGCTGGGGGAGTTCTATACGATGAATTAACCAGACTTTCTAGAGCAGGGGGAGGTAAGCTTGTGTTTATATTATCTCAACCCAAAATCAACTTCTATGACAATGACTATATACCACTACAAGGTTTAGCAGAGTCTTCTAGGAAACAACAGATTTTGGATATGCAGATCACCATAGGAAAAGCACCTAAATCAGCATATAATACAGGTTACATAGCAGTAGTGAAGAATAGGAGGGGGAAACTAAATAAAGTACCTTACCAAATATCTTCTTCATTAAACCACATAGAGATTCACCCAACAAGGTACGACTCTATTTCTGCTAACCCTATTGAACCTACAGCATGGCAAAATAGTTACGAATATATCAAGAAAGAATCTATAAGTTATGCTACAGGGGATAAAGAAGGGTTGTCAAATAAAGAGGACGCAGATCAGGCTTTTAAGGAATTAGTAGCTACACCGCCTATAACACCAGGGCAGGAAGTAACTAATGAGACAGCCTTACCATTTTAGGATTTTAATTGTTCGTTCATAATTTTAAAACACCAAATCACTAAAATATTGAAATGAAGAAAGGATTAACAGTGCTTCTAGAGTTTAAAGATGCCACCATACCTTCCGTTAACAGTATTTATATGCCAAGGAAAGGAGGAGGTAGATATATGGCACCAGCAGCTAAGGATTTCAAAGATAGGATTCTAGCTCAGTTAAACTCACAGGATGAAAGCATAATAGAAGAGATGAAAAAGATACCACTATACCATTTACATATAGAGTACGTTCTTAAACAGGGTAGTGGTCGGAGAGACTTAGATAACATGAATAAACTAGTACAAGACGCTCTATTTCAGTACTTAGGAGTTAATGATGCAAGAGTAGTGTCGTTAAATATAGAGAAGTATGCCAGAGAAGGGGGTAGTATGGAGTTTATTCTTATCAAGCTCACCGAAACAAAAATAGATATTAATAAATACGCAGGAGGATAATAACCAGATGGAGACATTAGATAGATTATATATTAACGCATACTTTAAAAATATAGACTGCATGGATTTTCGAGGGTACTATTACAAACTAAGACTCAATGAAGATCAGTTGTCAGTTAGTACCGATGATGAATATTTACCAGAGAAAGGAGTACTGACATATAGTGAAAAATTAGATAGTGAGGATGGATTGGCTTCTTACCTTGTCTACCCTAATTCAATATTCGTAAGGCTTAGAGATAATACTGTTTTAGAAGCATATGAAGGGGAGATGTGGGAGGAGATTTATAACTTACCTACGCCATATCTTAGAGTTAAACACTTTATATTTGAGAATTGTGAGAGAGTTAATTAAAGAAATATTAGAAAAAGTACCAGAAGATAATAGAGATAGTTTTGAAGTTAAGCTTGTTTTGGAGTATTCAGATTTAGCAGAAGTCCCAGCAAGATTAAATGGAAAAAGTAACTATCGATATGTGGTAACTGGAGATAAACTTAATTTTGTACACAGCTTTATGGGGGAAGATGATAGTGTGCTTGTAAGTTTTGATAATGAAGTTTACAGCTTAGAGAAGATGCCAAGTGGTGAAGTAACTCTAGCTGGATCATACCCCATAAAAACAATCTAGAATAATAATTAAATTTACCATAACATGAACACAACTATTATTATTCACGAAGAGGACCTAGCTAAATTAGGGGGAGAGAAATTCAAAGACACAGAAATAAAAGTTGTTAGTGATCTATCCTCTACTACTGAAATAGCTTACGTCCCAGGTCAAAAGTACCTCGTGATGGAAAAGAAAGCTTACGATTATATAACAAAGGTTCAAAATGTCCACCTAGGTCCAAGAAATGAGCACATAGGGGATATCGTTAAAATGCCATACTTAGTCCTTAACAGTGGAGCTATTCTGAAATTCGCTTACATTAGAGGAGAGAAGAAATCTGAGTTTGTATCTGAAAAGGTTTATAATCATTTAACTGAAAACAACAATCAGAGACTTAAATCAGAAATCCTCAATGCTGTAGCTAAATCAGGAGTAAGTAAGAAGACCGGAAGACCTTGGTATAGAATCGACTATGAAAAGCTTAACCTGAAGTATAACGATGTAGATAAATTCTTGTACAATCCTAACTACATCAATATTAATCCACCTAAGCTAAGACATGCAAAGGTTATAAGAACTAAAGAAGATATCGACAGGAGTTTTAATTACTTTGCGACACTTAAGGATTACATATTTGGATTAGACTACGAAACTTCAGGTATTCCAATAAACGAACCTAATGTGAAGATAATGGGAGTGGGTATAGCAGCTGAAACAGGGGACGCCGCTTACTATGATATGGAGTTTATTGAAGGTACAGATTACTACGATTACTTTTTAGAGAGATATAAGGAATTTTTAGACTCAGCAGAAGATAGGATTTACACATATAACGTAGGGTTTGAATGTAGAGCTACTTACACTCTCTTTAAAAAATACTATAACTTCCATGACTCAGCTGTACTTAATATTCTAGATGGAAACAACCTTAAACGATACTCCCTAAAATATACAGCAATGAAAGCCTTGGGAGTAGCTTCTTGGGATGATGACTTTGACTACTTATTAGAGAAACTCCCAGAGATATTTGAAGGTAATGAAGAAACTAAAAACGAAATATACACTAGGTACGGAGAGAAGGAGGAATTTGAGAGGTTAATGAAAAAGAGTAACAATAATCCATTTGCCTCTATCCCTTCTTCAATCTTAGGTAAATACTGTATGCTTGACTCATTTTATACGGTAATGCTAAAGAAGAAGGCAAACTTAAGCTACTCAGATACAGCTTGGAATACTTTCTGTGACAACCTTAGACTAGGGGCTTTACTTGATTTTGACGGCTACCTTAAGGATACAGAAGTGTGGGAGGATTATGTGGATAGACTTGAATCGATATCTGCTATAATGAATCTTAACTTAGCCTCGTTTTACTTAAAGAAGATGAGCGGTAGTGAGGAGGGGGAGGATGAAGACTTGCCAATAACAATTTACTCTCTAATCAACCGGAGAATAAACCCACATTCAAGTAAGGAGATTTTAAAGTCGTGTCAAGATGAGAGTTGGGAGTCCGGGTATAATGAAGATATGCTTTGTAACTATGGAGAAGACTTATACTTACTAATTAAAGAACAACTAGAACTTCACAAAATCAGTAGAATAGAAGACGGTACATTTAGAAAGAGAAAGTTATTTGATGATATTGACAGGAAGCTTAAACTCACCTACTATCTACCTAATTCAATAGACTACTACTTAAACTTGGGAGTGGCGAGGAATCTAGAGAATTTACTTATGAATTGCAGCCTCAAAGAGTATAACCAGAAGAAAAGATTAGGGAGAGATAAAGAGTGGACAAATGAGGAGATTGTAGATTTTTGTTCAGATATAGTAAATGTAGCTTCACCAATAGAGAGTATGAAATTCTTAGCTACACTTTATTATGAGTATGAGAAGTATATAATAGACAAGCTTCCAGAGTGTGACCTTTCTATATTTAATACTCCAGACTTACAGATAGTTTCAGAAGACTTGGAGAAAGCAGGGTTTACAAAGGAGAGTGACTGGACTAGAATCTACCATATAATCATGACAAGAGGTAAGGTGAAAGAAAAAGAACATCCAGATCTACACAAGAGAATGGAGTTTATCATTGAACCTGTACTATACCAACTAAAAGAAAGAAAAGAAAGTAAACTAGCAGCATTCCTTCAAGGTGGAGCTTTTAATGAACTATCTAAGGATGAACAGGATAATTTTATAGAGTTCTTTGACGATATCGATGTAAGGCACAATAACGTACAATCTTTGGTTAAACTTTCTACAGCTTACCGAATGTTCAAGAAGTCAGAGAAGAGGCTTAAAACATACCTTAAAAAGATTCTACTAAAAGAGGATAAGCAGACTAATGGGTATGATGAGAACTTATTTACAACTGAAACTTTTGGTGGACCTGTTACAAAGAGCTACCAGAGATACGAGATATGTTGTAAGAAGTCTAAGAGATGGTCTGCAGCTATACATACACTGTCTCCAAAAGATGAGGCTAAAAGGGTAATAACTACACCTGAGGGTTATTTGATGAGCTATTTTGATATAAGTGGAGCTGAAGTAAGAACAATCGCTTACCTTTCCAAAGATCCAGTAATGCTCGACGCTTATAGTAAAGGAATAGACCCATATATCAATGCAGCCAAGATCATCACGCCCGGACATGAAGAGAGTTACTATTGGGGACAAAGGGGTCTCTATAAAGTTCTTCTGCTAGGTAAGATGTATGGAATGGGCGTTGAAACCTTGGCTCACTCCGCAAAGATAAGCGTAGAGGAAGCTCAAGAAAATAGTGATAAGTTATTTGAAGCCATTGGAGGTGTAGCTAAATATATTGAAGAAAAGTCTAATTATTGTATAGAACATAACGGAATGGTGAGTACTGTACTTGGGGATGTTCTTGATGTTAGTTCCGATCCTTCCGATAAATGGGGGAGACTAGGAATTAACCAGCATATTCAAGGATTCTCTGCAGTAGCTCTAGCCTCCGGGTTTTACAATATATTTAGAGAGGGGCAGAAGTTAGATATTAAGATTAGACCTCTCATTGTGGTTCATGACTCTTGTATAAATTATTTCCCAGTTAAGCAGATCTTCGACATTAATGAGTTCTATACAATCCACTTTACAGAATTCCTATACGATCAATTTGGAATACGATGGGAGTTTGAGACGGAAGTGGGAGTTAATTATTATGATAGAGCTTTACTTACTAATGTTGATAGGGATACGATAAAACTGAGTGGAACAGGTCTAAGTATTAAAGGAGTTCTAGATAAGATGACCAAAGAAGGCTTGAAATACGAGGTTGTAAGTGTGACAGGCAAAACCACTGGGAAAAACCTTATATGTGAAGAGAAGATAGTGGAACCAGATTTGGAGAACAACATTATTCGCCTTTTCTACTCTAACAAACAGGATATTGGGATTAGTGAAGATAGGTCGGAGTATGAAGTGATCGTGAAGAGAAACTAAAATTTGCTTTCATATAGTGGAGCCTTGAGGATAACCAACTCGGGCTCCCTAGGTGAATATGAATTGTATCTTTGCCTATTAAAACATAATCTAATTTACAAGTGGAGTGTAGGGGGAATTTTATTAAGTTTGACAAATAATTCCATGTTTTATGCTATCATACCTCTACACTCCCTAAACGTAAATGATGGAATCCAAAGAGGGAAAAGGTCTTTCATCAGTGGAGCTTAGAGTTACCAGATCTTTGCTCCCTAACTAAAAATGAATAACGATGGTGCATTATATAATAAAAAACTACAACAACCAGAAGAAAGCAGTAGAATTAGCAGAGAAGATTAAAAACGCTCTAGGAGGTAACTATGCTTCAAGGGTGGATATTTATGATAACGGAAGTGAGTATTCCCCAGTATATCCAAGTGTAATTGAGAATAAGGTACACCAGTCAGATCTTTGGAGTTACTATAATGTCCGTAATTTAATTGACTGTCCTTATATTGTTTTCTTTGATAGTTCCGATGATATAGATGAGAACCTAATACTTGACATAGAAGCTGCAGTACTGAGGGCTACACGAGGGGAATTCAAGTTTTATGATCCCGTAGTTCTCAGTCTTCGCAGTATTAATATCTATGAGTCAAAACCTTTCATTACTTATACTTCCTACCTTTATGACTTTATATTAGCATTAGAGAAGGAGGCAATAGATGAAATAGATGCAGAAGTTGAAGGGTATATCTTAGAGCTTATTCGGTATTTCAGTTTAAAAGATGGACGAGGGTTTACAACAGAAATGAACCTGGATGCTTATAAGGACTGTAAATACTTGAAGACTTGGAGAGAGATATTGTCTAAATAATAACATAACCATAATTTTTGATTTTTAATAATGTGGGAGTTTGGAGTTATTCTGAATTCCCCTAAAAGCATATGAAACAGTATATAGGGAGGCTCATCTTATCACTCATCATTGTTCCATAATTCTATATACTCTTTAAATTTCTTTGAGCCTCCCTAATTTTTAATCATGAAGTACGTAAACAAGAAAAACAAGAAAGAGTACACAGTCATAACTTTAGATGGGATTGATTGTACGAACGAGAGAGACGGTTTAAGAGTGGTTATCTATACGGATGGAGAGCTTTACTTTACACGGGAATATGAGGAGTTTTTAGCTAAATTTGAGCCTTTGAAATAGACCGGAAAAACCTATGGTTAACGCCTTATATATGTAAGAGAAGAGAAGTAGATTGAATAGCAGAATAGCACATAGGGTTAAATACTCTGATGTTTTGCTTTCAACGTAATAATAAAGGTTAGGGACTAGCCTGGTAACCACTTAGAGTTACTTTGAAGCCTCACTTTAGAGGTAGTTCACTAGTGTAAAGAGAGAAAAAAAATATAAAGCGAGAGCACATAGGAGAGTTTACCTTCGATGTTTTCCCATTTCTTTTATTACATTGTTTTTTAAAATTATAATCTAAATACCGCTGGCTGAGAGTGAGTAGGCGATCATTATATATGCCTTTAAATTTCAGCTTCGATCTTTACACTTGCAATTCATGTTGAGCAAAACTAAGAAAATCTCATCAGCCAGCGAGCTCAACAATTTTAATAATCGAACAAAATAGATAACAACAGTAGGACATAGCTATTCTCATAAGTGTTAAATGATTTTTTTTACTGGTTGGTAGTGCGCAGTAGTTCTTTTAAATCGTTCAAGTTGTTGTTATCGTTTTATTTTTACTTTTGAGTTAGGCAAGTTGAATCTACCAACCAGTTCTTGCCTAATTAAAGAGAAACAATATCAAATTTTCATAGGTGTAGGAGTGCGCCATAGATGTAACAGTCTAGAAGCATAGTGCAACTCACAGCCATTTTATTATTTATTTTGGAGGAGTCAGGATCACAATCGGTCTTGGCTCCTTTTCTTTATGGCGAATTAAATAGAATTACTAACATTAAAAATTATACACATTATGGACTTACAAACACAAAAACTTATCGCATTAATCGTGATCTCTATACTAACAGCAGGAGGATTACTATTAGTTTATGGATTAAGAATGGTGGATGAGAAACTACCAGCAGAAGAGAAAGAAGGAGATAAATTCTGGCTCTCTCTATTCTTCGTAGGGACTGTTTTATTTACAATTCTTTATTTATATGTATGGTCAAACCCTTAAAACAAAAAAAAATGACAACAGGATTAGTAATTATAGTAACTTATGCAGTACTTAGGTTACTTTCAGATGTGGCTTCAAAAGATAACAATAAGCCCACAAAATAAATGAATAATAACAATAAATAAGTAATAAAAATGGACAATGTAACAATCAAAACAACTCAAGGAAGAAGAGTAGTAATCCTTGACATTGAAGACGCTAACGACCCAGCTTTCACAACTCAAACTCCAGCTAGAAAAGCACCTACATGGAGTCCTGAAGATTTAGCTGGGGTGTTGAAAAAGAAGCTTGGAATGAATGTAACTCCAGATAAAGCTAGAGATATGTTTGTTAGAGCAATAAATCCCACAAGTCAGAGATACCTAGACAAAGATCCGGATATCAAGGTAGTGAGGGTTTGGAGAGGGAAAATAATGTATCTATTGTTCAACCTAAATAAAGCGTAACAATGGAAACAATCTGGTATTACGTAGCTATATTCGCAGCAGTGTTATATTTAGCGGTTTATGGCTTCTACCTCATTAAAGATTCAAACCGTCAAACTCGAGATATGGAGAGCGGTGCAGAATCTAAATTAATCCCGTATATCTCAGTAATAGTTTGTATCGGGATTGTAGGCTCATACTTAATTAAAGGAGCAATGTTAACTGTGTAATTAATATCAATAAAACCAAAAAGAAAATGAATACAACAGAAAAATTAGAAAGAATAGTAGCAATCAATGAAGAGATAATAGAAAGATATGAATTCCTCCAAGAAAACTACAACAAACTTCAAGCTGGGTGGGAACAAGTTTTGGAGGAAGGTAAAATTCTCGATTTAGAGGATGTAGTAGGTTGGGATAAGCTATCTAAGAAAATTGACCTACTAGATGAAGCCGAAACAATCCTTAAAAGAGAAAGACAGCTAATTAAAGAACTTGAAGAATTAACAAAATAATCAACTAACAAATAAAAATAATTAAAAATGGCAACAACAAACGTAAATTTAGACATGGATGCAGTATTATATGTTCTTGAGAGTAAAGGACTAAGCATCAATCAAGAAAAAACTGTAGACTTCTTAAATCACATGAAGTTTTACATAAATGATTCCAAGACAGGTCACAAGATCTTCAATGGGGTCATCAAAATGAGATTAATTCCAGGTGATGCTGAGAACTTTATCCTAGAGCTTCCTGTAAGTAGAAAAGAGAGCAAAGAGGTAATAACTAATGTAGCTACTCTTAAAACTCACTGGGAAAGCTATCTATGGGGATTCAGTAAGGTTTTAGGTTTAAATGAAGGGGACTTTTTTGTCAAGATGAAGGTGGAGAAAAAGCCAACTGTAAATGTTTCAGAGGAGTTTGATTCTCTATACGCTCTAGTTAAAGATGGGGCTGAGTATAGAAGATTAGTCTCTCAAACGGCTCGTATAGACTTTACCACAATGTACAGTCTTTTGGATACCGAGAAGGAAGTAAAAGGTGAGTCTGAAGGTAGTTTAATGGTGGAGCTGCAGGATAAAGTCTATAAGTTCTTCAAGGATAGAGTGGAGGACATAAAGGGTAAAATTATAACCATTGACCAGAGAATTATTAAACGGTTCCAGGCTAGGTTAGAAAGATACCACGAGACTAGAGACTTTGCAGGAGTTCTTGGCTAGACTATGGAAGAAAAATTTATATACATGGACCTTGAAACTAGTGGACTCGATGTTAGTAAAGATGGCATTGTTTCTGTTAGTTTCAGGGATTCATCGGGAGAGACATTAGACTTAAAAGTGAACCCAGAAGTAAGTATAAGTGAAGAAGCTGCTGGGATACATGGATTTTCTAATGAGAGTGTTAAGGGGTTTAAAACTTTAGGTGAGTACAAAGCTGAGATTGAAGCGTACTTTAAAGCTAGACCTGATTTTACATTGGTGGGTCATAATATTAAGAAGTTTGACCTGCCGTTATTACAGAATCAGCTCTACAAGTATGGTATTGATGTTTGCTTACTAGACTTTAAGATTTTAGACACTCTACAGATCGAGAAGCACATTTTAAAGATGGACTTAGAATCGGTTTATGAAAGGTATACAGGAAAAAGCCTAGAAACCCACCATAATTCAACTCAAGATGTTTTAGCGACTATAGATATACACAAAGGTCAGATGTTGTCTAAAAAGTATGTTAAATCGCTTGAGGAGATAAATGAGAATGATAATACTGTTGACTTTGCAGGAATACTTGTAAGGATAGACGGTAAGATCTGCTGGAACATAGGTAAACATAAAGGAACTCCTGTATTCGAAGAGCTAGATTACTTAAAGTGGGCAATAAAGAATGATGTCTTGCCTAAGTATCTAGTGGATTGGTTAAGAAAGAATTGGAGTAATAAGTAATGAAAAGATTAAACTTAAACCTCTGCAGTGTATCTGAAATTAAGTACTTTAGGGAGTTTTGTAGAGCTGCAGGAATAGAACTACCAGATGACTACGAAGAGATAATGGAGGGGAGCATTTTGGATACTGGATCATATGAAGAGGAGTATATCGATGCAACTATTGTCTTTGATGAGTTCGGTAAAGTGAGAATAGATCCTGAGAGAGATGGAGATGATAATTTTGTAACCATATTCAGCTTTGAGGTTTTCTCTTATCTCTACAATGAATTAAACAATCTTGAAAACCTGTACACAACAATAGTTAAAAGTAAGGGGTATGGTTGTAAAGCTCCAAGAGTAAAACAAGTAAGTAACAATTAATAAAAAAAAAGTCATGACAAAAATTAAAAGATTAAGCCTCTCGTTATTAGATAATTCAGAGGTTTCAATGTTTAAAAGTATCTGCAATATTCAAGGTATAGAGTTACCAGCAGATTTTAGTGAGAGGCTAGTTAACTTAGATGAGACAGAGTTCTTTATGGGAGACGCCCCTTATATAGTGTTTAATGATTTAGGGGAAGTTGTATTAGCAGATGATCCTGATGAAGATTTTGTTTGGCTTAATGGACTGGATGGATTTATGTATATCTGTGAGAAGTTCCAAGATCAGGAGGCTATTATAGAAGATCTTAAGAATACTGGAACTTTTGAAAACCTATACATTAAGCTATTAGAAGAGGCTGACATGGATTTTAGTTTTGATGAACCTGAAAGCTGGGATACAGAAGAGGATGATGAAGAGGATTGTGAGTGTGAATGTCCAGAATGTAAGCTTGAGGAATTAGTTGAAGAAGTGAGGTCAATTTCAAAATCAGAAGTAGAAGCTCCATTTAAACTAATTTTCCTAGATCCTCATCAATTAAGACTAGCAGTAGAAGGATTAGAAGCGATGGGATTAGAGGCAAAAGAAACCGTTAGAGATACAGATTTATTCTTAGCGGTGTATGATGATAAAACTTTTGAAACATTTGAATCATCTAGAGTTTACTTGGGATTAGATATACCTGAAGGAGTGAATTATGAGATGTTTCCAGTGATTTCATTGTTTAATATAAAAGGGTAACGGAAGTGAGGAGCTTGGAGTTTGTGTATATAGATTTATTTTGATTTTAAGAATTGAGAGTAACTATGGCACGGCTTCAGGCTCCTATCACTTTCTTTTTTTTTTCAACAATTTAACAACAACAGAAAAATGAATAAAATAATTAAAATGCTCCTAGTCTTTATTGTAATTATGGGCTATGGACAAACCGTAAAAGAATTTAAACCACTTAGCCGAGAAGATTACCTTGTAGAGATTAGAGGGGAAAATGATGAGTTAATTGCATATAATATAAAAAGTAATTCAGGAGAAGATTCTATATCTGCAGCATCCTTAAGAACTTCAATCTACAGAACGGATATAAGTAAATATTGGGAATGGAAATATAAAGAGCTATACACCGCGAGTTCAATTAGAGATTTTCCAAGATACGCATATGCTACTAATACTGATATGGAAAATAGTAGTGCAGCTTGGTTAGAAGAGCAAAACCTCCCTGAAGCTAAAGATAAACACTATTGTTACTCTTATTTCATGTTAGTGGGGTGGAAGCTTAGGCATCACAAGGTTATGGAGAAAAATCCTAATCTGCGTAAAATAGTGGAGCTTACTTTCTTAGATTTAGCGACTGGAGAGACGGTTAAGGTATCCGAGGGTGCAGATAATGATGACAAGGTTTGGTATAAAGGTTTGGGTGAGTATACAGAAATAAACCTCTACCAAGCAACTGGAGCGGACATTAGGTTAGGCGGTATATATGAAATGATATCTAAACCTATTGAAATTGAACAGGGAACTTGGGCGCTTATTCCTGAGTTCGACGTTAATTTATATCACAATTTTATAGAACAAGGACGTGATCGTAGTTTAAACCAAAAAATA